ATAAATGTTGAGATTCGATTTAAAGGTTTTGATAATTTTTTGAAATTTATCTTTTTCAATTTCCATATTCTAAGAAACCAGCCCCCCTAAGAAACTATCCCCCCCATAAAATTAGTCTGGGGGAAAGATAGAGGGATTGGGTAGTGGGTATATGTATATGAGGTACCCAGCCCAGCACCTCCCCGTGCCAGCAGGAATGCGGGTTTGAGAGGTACGGGTCCATTTTTGTGGATGGCATTTTTGAGAGCTTCGCCTAATTAAGGTGATTCTTTTTGTTGTCAGAATCTGAGGCAGAGAGATCGAGATTATCGAACCAAGAATCTTTCATGGATAGCTCGATCTTTTGGTTTTGATCTAGCATATTGAAGTGCCTCATAAGAAGCTCTAGAGCCTTCACACGAGAGCCTGCTGTTGCACCATGGATATCACCCAAGGCTTCTTCTTTAAGCCTCTCTATGATCTCGTCAGAGTCTTTGAGGTTGCGTTCTCGGGACTTCTCTAACTCAAATGCCAGCATTTTTTGAACTTCATCGTCTTTCATCATTCTGTAACCCTGATTGTAAGAACTCTTCTCTGAATACCCACATCGTTTTGCGGCTTCAGTTGCGTTCTTTGTCACCAAGAAATGCTCAACGAATTCTAGCTTTCTTTGTTTTAGTGGTTTGTTTTTTATTGTCATAATAGTTGTTATTAATTCTAATGCACCATTGTAGCATCTCTTCTTGTTCTTGGGTCCATTTCATCATGTTAACTGCGTAGCACACTAGCTGGATATTCTTAAGGTGATAGTGGTCCTTACAATTGATCCTATCAATGCTTATGTTCTCACCATGATATCCGCTACCGTCTTTAATGTGAGTCATCTCTATACCACTTAATGCACACTTACCGTTCTGCTTATAGTAGAGCTCTATGATCTCTTCAGGTGTTATTAGATAGTTATGAGTTTTCTTTCTCTTGTACTTCAGTTGGCTATATAGGTGTCTTATGAATGACTCGGGAGTTTTGCCTCTTCTTTTATTTTTTTCCCCGTTTACGCAGGGTCTGCATGTTCTATCGGTGTAGGTCCTTCCGTTTCCGTTTATTCCTGTGTAGAAGTTACTAAGGTCTAATACCTTCTTGCATGACTTGCATTTTCTATGACCAATCTTTTGGGAATTGATCTTTGATGGTGATCTTGAATGCATCTACATCCTTAAGTAATTCTCTGAATCTAGTCATTGCCTTCTTGGATTGTGATACCGCAATTGTGTCCCCCATTTTTTCTTCCCCGAGAAGCACGCACCCCAAACTATCTTTAATCGGATAGTTGCCAACATGGAACAAGATATAGGTCCTGTTTGGCACATCTTGAATCTCAAAGGTCTCCCCAAATCTTTGTGAGCTATATGCCTTACAAATATATTCACCGGTTGGGATACAAGATATTTCTTTTTGGTTGTTCATCCATGGTCGTTCAGCGGTCCAGAATTCTTGATCTTTAATTGTGAGAAGACCAAGCGTTCCGCTAGGATGATATGCGTATCTATTTAATTCTGCCTCGATCATTGAGTTGCGTTTAAAAAAGATATTAGCCTCCTACGAAGAATCTCCAAGCACCACTTGCAATCAAGGTAATGCCCACTAGAACAAATCGTTCTGACCAAGATACATACACATTATTTTTGTTCTGCACCTTCTCAAGATTTCTGAGTCTGAGCTCGTGATCCTGTAAGTCATTTTTCTGACTGACCATCCGCTCTTCTAACCTTGGGAGTATTCCGACCATCTCTTTAATGTGTCGTACAGACTCCTCTAGGTTAGTTAATCTCATGTCTAGTTTTTCGATCTCCATGATTAGTAAAAGGTATCCGATGACTGCCTTTGATTCAAGGTGATTGTTCGTCTTTTTTTCTTTCCCCGAAAAACACCCCCAAAAATAAATTTAAAATAATTCGTCTACACTGTAGACAATTAAATTTAGATCGTCTAAGATTCACTTATTAAGTAAATAGGAGATTGACTAGACGACACACTAAGACCACCACTAACAGAAGACCACGGTAGGTTAAGGGGTCAACAAAGACCCTCTACGAAGCTCGGAGTTAGGGAACTGAACCAAGGACAGTTTCAAAATCATTTTCAGGGAAGGGACCTAATGACCCAGCAAATCCAAGCTGGCGAGGCGAATCCAAAATCAGAGTGGGAACCATAAGGGACTGTGTAGTCTCTCTGATGATTCCGAAAGGATGAAATGGCTAATTAATTTTTATAGGAGAAAATATGAACTTTCCAATAAGCAAAAACAAACAAGGTGGTCCGATGGACTATCTCTACAGAGGGTTTGAGGTTCAAATATCTCGGACTTATGGTGGTGGCTTCAAAGGGGTTGATCACTACTGCATAGGGTCTATGTATTATTCACCGGATTTTAATACGGGCTCTACTAACAGAGATCGATTCAAGAAGATGATGGATCGCAGAATCGACAGCACTACTGACGAGACTTAATGAGTCGAAACTCCCTCCGGGGAGTCTAGTGCGGGAATTATCCCAAACAAATTAAAAAGGAGAAAATATGAATAGATTTGTAATATTTAACAAGGCTACTGGTAAGAGATACGGTATTGAATCTTACGGTGGTTACAAAGAATGGAAAACAGAGCGAGCCGCCAAGAGTGCTTTAACTAGGCTAAAGAAAAAACATCTTAAAAGGTTTGAAGATGAGATTAATGGATATATGGATAGGCGTGAGATTTCTACAAAGGCAAGCAGAGATGCTTACTTTGAGGAGCGAAAACAGTACGATCCGGAATGGAGGCTCTATGAAGGCTTATGTGGATCAGAGGTTGTTACTTACGATTACTTCTACGAGAACGAGCCAATGGTTGAGCGTACTAACTTGATGACCGGTAAAAAGTATATGGAACGCCTTAACAGACCGGGGTTTTTATCACCGTCTTGTGATAGCTACTACACATAAGTGCTACTGACGAGGTCTGATTGACCGAAACTTTTCTTTCCCCCGATTACGGGGGTCAGAGAAGTCTAGTACAGGGCAATAAAGCCCAAGGAGAAAATATGAATAGATTACAAAATCTAGACTTGGCGAAGGATCGTCAAGAGAGCGACATGGTTCAGCACATTACCGATGTGCTACTCCATGGTGGTGCTAACGATGCTGACATCCAAGAGATGTTGGACTCAGCTGGTATTGATTTAAAGAGAACCTCTAAGGGTTTTTCTTTAACTCTTAACTTTGGTTGGGTGCAGGCTAACTGATGATCGCTGATTGCGTGAAACCTTCTTCTTTCCCCCGAAAGGAGGAGGTATTAGTCAAAATTCAAAAGGAGGAAAATATGAATTCAAAACTAAAATACGATTACCTTGAAACTATTAAGGTATTAACTAGGGATGGCATCAAAGTTTGTTACAAAACTGAGCGACCAAGAATTTTTAATACTTGGTTGATTGATGAATTTGATCTGCCTGATACAAGGGCACCAAAATTCGGCAAAGCTATTGATGCGTTACATGATGCAATTTGTCGCATGGATGAGGAATATCAAGAAAAGATTTTCAATACTCCTATCAAAGAGCTCATAAACAAATTCGCAGAGCTAGAAGAGCTAAGGAAGCTGTAATCATGGATAACAAAAAACTTTTAGACTTCTACATCTTTTCGATAACCGGCTTAATTGCCATTAGCTATTTGTTCATCGCTTATAAATTACAAGGAGGTATCGTATGAACACACTACAAGAAACCATTGCAAATCTTGAGGAAGAAATTCTTTCCAAGGGTTATGAAACTTTGGATCACATCACGAAGCTTAGAGCTCATGTGTATGGAAATGCAACTTCGGCAGATCATGATTACTACGAAATGTTGCTTGGCATCATTGAGAAGCACAGATTAAATGCAGAGGCTGTGGTTCTTAACAAAAAAGTTAAGGACCTAACCGATGAGGACTTTTCTTGTACTTACTACTTTGAGGACTTAGATGATGTTTTCTTTGCACTTTCTGATGTTGGTATATCTAAGAAGCAAGCTTTAAATATGAAGCTCTCTACTGCTTTAGCTAAGTGCAACTAATCAGCATTACTGACGAGGCTTAATTAGCCGAAACCCTTTTCTTCTCCCCCGAAGGAGAGGGTCTAATGCATAAAACTTAAAGGAGGAAAATATGCAAACACTTAAAATAAAAACTAAAAATGTCTTTGGTAGAGACTTGTTCTACCCGGTATGTCAGCTTTCACAAAAGCTGGCAGAATTTCAGGGGTCAAAATCATTTACTGAATTTGACTTAAAGCAACTTAAGAACATGGGCTTCAAGCTTGAGTTTGTGGCTGATGTTCCTGAATTTGCAGAGGAGGTGTAATCTTATGACTAGTAGTGAAGCGTACGAGATTGTTACTAAAAACCTTGGAGAGAGGACCGGTGATGTAACTTTACACATCAGTGCTGTAGAGCATTTAATCAATGCCGGTCTTGCATGGAAGCTTGGACACAAAATCGCCCATGAGGCTGAACTATGGATTGATCTTGGTTATTTGTCTGCACCTAAATCAACTGAGCTTGACTCTCAACAGGAAGTCATTGCTGAGGCTTTTGGAACAGATGATGTTGTAGAGGTCAGAGGTATTGAATACCTAATTGGTGTGTCTAGCTTTGATGTTGCTTTATCAATGCAAAAGCAAAACCCGGATGGATTTAAAAGAATGATTCAAAAACTAGGAGGTACAAATGGATAATCATTTAAAAACGGTAGGGGCTATTTCATCTATGTTTAGTCTTATGTCTAACAGTGAAGACAAAGGTGTAGATCAAAGAGCTAGGTTTTACGCAACGATTCACGGAATTTCTTTTCCCCCCGATTGGCACGAGCTTCCGGTAGAGGAAAAAATTGCAAGGATCGATGCACTAGATAAACTCGCACTTGAGGAGGTGTCTGATGAGTAACATTAGAGAAGAGCATCAAAATCCATATGCATACATGCTTATGTGTTTCTTTGATATTGCATCAAGTCATGAGGACTTTGATAGGTATTTAGAGAAAAACAATATTTCAGGAAGTGAATCCATATTTTATTTAATCGGTGAATGGATAGATAAATTTAATATGGTTTACTCAATGGCAGACTATGACATGCCACGATATGAATTGTGGCAGGACTTCATCAATACAGAAATTGAGGAGGTGTCTGATGTATAGACCATCTTGGATAACTAAATCGCAATTAGAAGTTGCTTATGAAGAGGGCTTAAAATTATTAAATGCTTTTTGTTTTGCAACAGACGGTGAACAATCTTGGACTGAGATAGAGATAGATGGAAATTTTTTTGACATCGAATGCTTTCAAGAAACAGAGCAAGATGATGTTGTGTGTAATGTCTACCCAACATATGCAACCAAGGGCGGAAAATACAGAGAAACAGATGTCAGTCAAGCGATTAGACTCTGCACAAGAAAAGGAGGTGCCTAATGGATAACATTACTAATGTTCAAGCTTGGGACAAAAACGGTACCAAGCTTTTGGTAGAAACCTATCAAGATGGAACTGTGAAGATGAACAAGAGCACAGTGGAATCTTTTAGGAAGAAATACGATCTCGATCCAACAGATGTTGTTAAATACAACTGCTTACCGGTAGAGATGTTTGAGGACCCACAGGAGGTCATAGACTACAGGGAGGCAGATAATGGGTAGCGTATATGAAGATGCTCTTGAAACTGTTAACAGTGGTCTGTGGCTTCAGCTGGAGGGATCAGCTGGTAGACATTACAAGTACAATTTTATTGATACAGGTATTTTGAAACCAACTGAAAAATCTCAGCTGTTTCCGGATGGATATGGTCGCTTGGTTAATGTCCCGATCTTTGTAATTGATTGGGATAAGATTGATTACTACCACGAGACCGATCCTGATTGGATTGATTCATTGGAGGGCAGTGATTATGACTGAGCACAGAGACTTGGTTGAGCAAAGGCGAGAGGAACTTGGAGAGGAGGCTATTGAAAAAGCAATGGACTCCTCTGTGAGTCAGATCATCTTGCATGTTGATAAACGGGACCCAAGCTTTAAGAGCTATATGAGAACTGAATATCATTCGGGCAGGGCGGAAACTGAATTCTTTGATAAGAGAAAAAAGAAAAAAATTTCCTGGACCGATCCGGTGATTAGAAAGTGGGAGTTTATTAAAAACTTTTTGCTCAAGCGTTAATCAAGTATGATGTTTCAAGGAGGACAAAATGGAAATTTGGATAAACCTATTTTTAGTTTTTCTTCTTTGGAACATCTTAGCAATTATTGCTGTGATCTATCGTGACAAATGGATCAACGGACTCAATATTTTCAAGGAGAAAAAAAATGTCAAACAAAGGCATAGCACTAAAGGTCATAGAGTTGTCAGAAAAAATAATTCGCAACAATCCCGACCTAAGTCTAAAAGGTCTACAAGAGCAACTGCGAAGTCTCGGGTACGATCTAAAAGATAAAACCGTCATCCAGCTTTTCTACAGAGCCAAGGATTTAATAAGTCAATCGACTTACTCAAAATAAACTATCTTTTTTTAAGGCTGCCATCTTCATGATGGCTTGCCTTTTTGATACTCTTATAGGTTCCCATGTTATTTAAAGAAGCAATTACACAAGTCGCAAGAAAGCTCAAAGAGGATGAAGTCAGAGATCATTCCTTTACTCAGCTATTAGACAACTATCCAAAAGACTTATCAGAGGATGATTTAAAATTAGCTCTCAGAGCTATGGAGATCGTCTGTAGTGTCGTGCTTAAGGTAGACTAGTACCCTAGCCCTTATCTTTTTTTCCCCGCTTCTCAGGGGGCTCAGGAATCCTCATCCAATACAATGGCTTGATGCCGAGTGTCGATAAGAATGAGCAGGTGTTTTTTTTGTCTGTGTCCGGTGATAGTAATTCCATCATTCCAGCATCGGTGTTTTTGCTATGTGCGTAGATCAAACAGAAATCATTATCAGGCAGTGGCTCCTCGTTGATATCGATCCACTTCTCGTTGGTCCTGTGTATGTAAACTAAGTCGCCCATCAGTGAATGGTTTTCTTTTCTTCCTCGCCCATCATCACGAAGTCTGTGATCTCACCTACAACTTTAATTCCTTTCAGCAATGCAATGCCCTCGGCTTGATCAAAGTCTTCAGCAACTATGTTGGGACCGTCATAAACTTTTCCGTCATGTTCAAATTCTGTAGCAAATATTTTCATGTTATTTTGGTGAAAAAACAATGCGTATGTTTGATGAAACAATGCGTATGTTTTTGGGTTGTGAATTCATATTATTTTGTTGATGAAACAATGGCTATGTTTTGTGCTTCAGCTTTTGCTGACTCAAAGTTATCTCCAAGCTTTTGCCATAACTTATCTTCATAACTTCTAAATACCCAGCCTGTAACCTTGCCTGTTTTTCTACCCATTGGGTTGTTAGGTATCCATCTAACAACAGGATCAATGATACCGATTGTTTCTAATTCTTTTATGAGAATGTCTTTTTTATTCATTGCTTATGTGAAACTTGCTGTAGTAGTCCTCGTACATATTTCTGAACTCCTCAAGAGTGGGAATAGGAACATGTAGGATTTTTTTATTTCCAATAGGAACATCTGAGTTTGTTAGATTTTTGATATAAGTTTTGTATGCTTCTCTCAATTGCTTCTCTGTATACAAAATCATTTCTTGGGCGGGGATTTCTTTGTTTTCCCCGATCCAGCCCACAAGGTTTTTCTTGCCCAAAAATTAGCCGAGAATTTGTCATTCTTTGTAAGCCCCCCGCTTTTGTTTCTAATTCCAGCAGATCGTGCAAGATAGGACTTCCTAGCCTTAGAACTATAATTGTGACCATAATCTTTGTGTCCAAAATTAACTACCTTGATCTCGTTACCCTTCTTGGCTAACACTGTTTTTTTAAACTTACCTGAGCCACGGTATTGCATCGGCTTATTGAATCCGGGATATTTTTTACCCCTGTATTCAACTCCGCCTGAAACTCTTTTGGTGTCTTTGACAGTAGCCATTACTTTTTTTTCAAAGCATTCTTGTAAGCCTGATGGCTTGATCCCGGCATAAATACTTTTTCTTTGCCTCTTCCGTGTGAGTGTATCCCCTTAAGACCAAGCTTCTTTGCTTTTGCTTTTGCTTGGGCTGGGGTTTTAAAGATGTCCTTGTTTCCTTTAAAGACTTTATGGCGGGGTTGCTTGGATATCTTACCTTTTAGAGGCATTACTTTTCCTCCTTACTTTAACCTTTTTCCAAAGATCTGCATCAGCTTTTCTTGCACCACCTCGACCTGAAGCAAAAGACCTAGCCCTTGCAACACCCCATGATGTTGGAGTCTGTCCCGGTCTTGATCCACTAGAATAAAAAGCTCCTCGACCTCTTCTTACTACTTGCTTAAGAATTCCAACAGGTACATTGTATTTCTTAGACATGTTTTTAAGAGTGGTTTCAGTGCTATTTTTTCTTTTTGCCATCTTTAGCTCTCCGTTTGGCTAATTTGTTCATAGATGATTTAGATAGGGTTTTACTCTTATATTGTTTACGAGCTTTCAAGATTTCTTGTTCTCTTTTCTTTCTCTTCGCCCCGGTCAACCCAGCCAAATATTTTAAAGGCACACCACTTTTTGTTTTAGGAACTCGGGCAAACTTCCTTTTAGTGGTTTTGCTTTTCATCTACTTCCAAAAATTAATTTTTTCCCACCAACTAGGCTTGTATCTTTTGACCCAAGCTAAACTAACTGATACGACTACTATTAAAACTAACCATTCCATAGCTCTCTCCTTATTTTCTCTTTGTATTCTTTTCTAGCTTTATTCAATGTCACTTTGTTTTGTGCAATCAAACAAGGCACAGGGGTAGAATATTTACCCTCGTCAGGATACGAATAAAAAAACTCATGACTTGGATATTGAATGTCCAGATAATCAACTAATTTTTTTAACAATCCTAGCGATACAGTATTATCACCTATAAAAAGAAGAGCATCAAATTCGTCTACATCGTCTATCCAGTTAGAACTTGTGAAGATGTTTAAAAAAGGAACAAGTTTAATCCTGTCCCTTTGGAATGATTCGATACTGTGTGGGCAGACTGCCCTTATTGAATTAAGGTATTGAGACCAATCAACCTCTTGATTTTTTCTTTCCACCTTTTTTCTTTTTCTTACCTTTTCCTCTCATTCCCGGCATGCGATCACCTCTCTTTATATATTTTGATAACCCGTTGTTTAACCATGTCCTTCATAGAATTGTCTGGCAACTCTTCCCAAGCTCTCCTTCTTTCCTCACGAGTTTTAAGTCTAGCGATGGTCTTGGGTAAAGACATCTGCATAGCTAGAAGATAACATAAGTTTATACACCCGGGTGACAATCCTTTCATATAATCCATTCTTTCTTGATGTGTTTTCATCTCCCCGATTTTCATAGCGTAAGCCGCTGTATCTATGTCGCCCCAATCCGTTCTATGTTTCATGTGTTTCAATAAGTTTCTTGATGTACCACTCCGATTTACGGATATCCTCTATGCCATTTTTTTTATAACATCTAAAAATATATTTCAGTATGTTCCCACGAAGGTAGCCTCTAAATTCATCTTTAGTCATGGATGCTTCTATAAAATCAATACATTGGACCCCATCACTAATTTTGTAATGGTCTGGATTGATATTATCTTTCTCGTCTTCTCTCATAGCTAAATACATTTTTTTCCCTTGGGCAAATAAACCTCTACAAAACTTTCACAACTTGGACAACTTAAGTTGGTAACCATTTCGTATTCCTCATTCTCTTCCCCGATATCGTGATCTCCACCCCAAATTAATTCAGTATTACAGTGCCAACAATTCATATGTCCTCCATATATTTTTTAGTTAATTCAAGCAGGCTCTCTTCAGTGCCATACCTATCTATAAACCTTGCTTTGAATGGATGTCTGGATGTGTAAAGGTCATTGTCAATACCTTCACGATGGTGTTTAAAACAAAGGGGAATTGTTTGAAAATGGCACCCGGCTTTAGTCTTCCCGTTAATATGATGGACCTCTGCCGGGCTACCTGCCCCAAAAAAATGTAAGCATACAATACATCCAAGCTGAGAGATACTGTCCATCCATTCTTTTTCAGCTTTATTGGGTGCTCTTCCTTTAAGCACCATATCGTGATCGTTCTACTCTAAGGTTAGCCATCTTGGTACGCCACTCTTCAAACTGCATATCCACTGCTGACTTCTCTGTTTGTAATGCATCAAGGTTAGCTTTGGCTACTGCTACATTCATGCTTGCCTTGTAGTAATCTTCGGTTGCTTCAGCCTTAGATTTTTGTGCGTTGTAACTTCTCTCCCCGTCATCCTTGGCTTGACATAGCTGTATCCAAAAAACTTTTTTTAGATTTGCCTCTGACTTTAAAACATTAATTCTTGCTTCTTGGATTTTAGGGATGATGTCCCTAAGCATTTGGTGAAAGTTTTCTTCTTGATTCATATCTGCTCGTATAAGTCTGTTATCTTATCATCGGTTCCAAAGATGTCATCCAACAATGTGGTGAACTTTGATATCTCCGGATTAAACTCTAAGCTGTAGGTCCCAATATCACCAAGTCTATTTTTTCTAAAGATAATCTCAGCCGATGTGTCGTTGTGGTTCTCAGTGTAGTAACCATCCCGGTACAACATAGCCACCATATCAGCATCTTGTTCTATTGATCCTGAATCTCTAAGATCTGAAAGGACAGGTCGTTTATCGGTTCGACCCTCAACACCTCGGTTTAATTGCGACAAAGCTATTATTGGGCACGAAACTTGTTTCGCCAGCCCCTTCAGAAGATTGGATATGTAGGTCATGGATGCTGCTCTTGAGTCGCTGTTTGTTGGTGCCTTGGATGAGGTCATCAACAACTGCAAGTAATCCACAACAATAAGGTCTAGTTTTTTTGATACCGCCAGACTATTAGTTTTGTTGATAAGTGTTTCAATAGTAATCGGTGAGTTATCAAAGATATAAAGATTGGTTTCATCAATCTGCTTCATGGCTTTCATAAAGTCTACCTTTTGAGTATCACTCATGCTGTTCTTCAGTATGTTGTCCATAGGAACTTTTGACATTGAACTAATTACCTTTTTCAACAACTGCTCGTTGGTCATCTCTAAACTAAAGATCAAAACATTTTTACCTGCTAGTGCGTTGGATGTTGCTACATTGAGAGCAAAAGTTGTTTTACCCATGGCAGGTCTTCCAGCAATAATAATTAAGTCCCCTTGTTTGAAGCCATGTATCTTATCGTCTACATTCTCAAAGCTGGTTTTTATTACATTATTTTTTTCTCCCGGATTAGAGAGCTCGTCAATAATGTTCTTGGATATTTCTTTTGCTAACTTAGGTGTACCAAAACTTCTAGTAATTTTATTTTCCATAAGCTTTGAGTTAACACGGTCAATCTTTTCTTCAATTGATCCTTCGTCATAAACAATCTTTGGTATCTCGTCAGATAAGTTTTCTAGTTTTCTATGTGCTGATTTGGTCAACAAAGAATCTACCCAAGAATTAAACGGTGCGGCACTAATAAATGTGAGCACAACCTCTTTAATATCTTCTGATTCAACTTCTGATAAGTGAGATGAAACAGTTACAAAATCATTTTGATTAGTGTCTAACATTGCCTTGTATGCATTAGAGTATGTATGCCATCTAAAATCATCCGGCTGTACTCCTCTCTCTACTGCACGATCAAAACAATCTCTTTCCATAATCATGGCAGAAATAACATTAGCTTCTAGCTCTTTATCAAATACTCTCTTATCCATGTTTCCTCTCTATTATTGCGTTAAATTGTGTTAGCGAAAGCAATGTCCGGCATGTTGGTTTACCTTTCATATATCCGTTAAGTCTTGTTCTGTAATACTGTGCGTTATTAGCTATCTCAAAGTAAGATTCCCAAAACTCTCTTTTGGTTAGGTCTAATTTCTTTCCCGTTTTCGGTGACACTAAACCTCTTCGTGCTTCCTCTTTTAATTTGTTCCAATTGTTTCTAATGACATATGGGTTAGCAGAATGGACAAAATACTTTTGATCACATTTGTCTTTATAGATATCAAAAATTTCATGATAATTTAATATATATACTTGTTTAGTATAAGTTTTAGTATTGTGTACTTTTACAGTACCCCCCTGTACTTCTGAAGTACCCCCCTCACTAAACACTAATGTATATAGATTTGATGTGTCATTTCTGTTTTCCCACTCAATATATCCAAGATCTCTTAGTGTATTTAAATTTGTAATCACCGCATTTCTACTCAGACAACTTATCTTCATAATCCTTGCATGCGATGGGTATGACTGACCAAACTCATCTGCATAGTTAGCTAAGATAAAAAGTATTAGTTTCTGGGTGGGTGATATACCCTCAAGTTGAACAACTTCTGTTATATGTTTTACCGACATGATACCTCTATTTCTGTGTAGAATAATTCTGTTGTACTCTTTTGTCAAATCGTTTACAATGTCTAAACATTATTGGAGGTATCAATGACAACAAGTAATAAAATATATGAATCGTTAGCCAATGTTCAAAATTGGTTGATAGAAAACCCAATTGAGAAATCTAAATTTAATTCTTTCTCAAAATATAATTACAGAGGTATCGATGATGTCTACGCATCATTTGCTAAACCACTCTGTGATAACAAAATCGTCACCAACTTTCTCCCGGATCTTAAGATAAGAGTCAGGACCCTTGACGATGGTAAGACTACAGAGTCAATGCTCAAGGGAACAATTAGATTCCTATCATTAGAAGATGGGTCCTTTGTGGATACTGCATATGTAGGTAAAAGCAAGTCAACTCAAGGTAGAGATTTAGAAGCGGCAAAATCTTTTGCATATCGTGATGCACTAATTCAATTCTTCTGTGTGCCTTTTGAGCAAACTGTAGAGCCTGAAGAGGTGGGTGATGATGATAAGGCTCCTGAAGATAGTCTGTTAGATATGTTTAAAGGAGAGATCGCAAATGCAAAATCAAAAGCAGATCAAGAAAAAGTTTTTAAGAAGTTTGATAAAGCTGCGAATTTAGCTGAAGACAAAACAGTTAGAGAACAGGTTGGTTTGTACTACGCAAAAGTAGTAGGTGCTAACAATGGCTGAACAAAGCAAAAAAATTGTTCAAGGAACTAAGGAGTGGTTTGCTCTTAGAAAAGGGAAGATTACCGGAACAAGAATACAAAAAGCTGCTAAGGAATGTATTTGGACTAAGGGTAATCAGTGGGATGCTTTAGCTAGAGATATGTTTAGAGAAGAGAATGGTTTATCTCAGGACCCTTTTGATGCTAGAGCTTTGTATGCAATTAGCTATGGTAAAGATAATGAGCCAAAGGCAATACAAAGACTCAAAGAAGAAATGGGGTTTCAAATACAAGACTCTCCTTTCGTTAACCACCCTGACTATGATTGGCTAGGTATGAGCCCTGATGGAATTATTCTTAACGGTCCCGGAGGTGGGCTGTCTGCTGTAGAAATTAAGTGCCCGCAAACAAAACCGGTTACTGATGTTAAAAAACAAAAAAGAAACTATTGGCATCAAATGCAATTAGGCATGGAATGCATGGACATAGATAAGATGCTTTTCTTTCAGTGGTATGAAGATAGTCACTACATAGAGTGGGTTGATAGAGATCCTGATTGGGCAGACATTTATATTCCTAAAGCAAAAGAATTTATGGACTGGTATAAGGAAGCAAAAAAAGATGCTGAGAATATTACTAGTTGGTCCATGGACAAAACAGAACCCGGTGTTCCTTACAAAGATATTGAGGACAACGATGATACTAAAAAACTTGCCAGCGTGTTGCTTGAAATAAAAGTAGCACAACAAAAAATAAAAGAGCTTGATGCTGTCAAGAAGGAGCTATCCGAAAGGCTAGTAAAAGAAAACAATGGGGCTTTTAGAACTTCATCTGTGAAGTGTCACCTAACTCAAGCTACCGGGAGGATTGATTATAAAAGATTGATCGAGGATAAGGATATCCCGGTTCATGAGGTAGAGGGCTATAGGTCAGAGGGAGCTACTAGGATTTACACCAGACTTATGGAGGATAAAGATGCAAGTTAAATCTGAGCCAAAAAAATCGGTCAGTTCAAGGGTTGATAGTAAAGTTTACGATCACCTTGAAAGGGTTAGTGATCTTCAAGGACATAGATTCTTTGATAGAGGTATGTCTTACAAGGTTGCTAAAATTTTAGAAGATTGGTATCAACAGGAGGAAAAAACCAATGGATAAGAAATATGATGACACTAATAAAGGGGCACTTTGGAAAACAGAGGACTCCGAAAAAAAATACATACTAAACGGGAACCTTAATGTTAACGGTGAGAAGTATGTAGTATTTGCGTATAAGAATGAGTCAGATGCCGAGAGAGCACCTGCACTTAATCTTAGTATTGTTCCGGCTCTAGATAAGGGTCCACAGCCTAGTGCTACACCAGCACCTAAAACTGTAGAGGACTTGCCATTCTAATGAGCGAAGAGAACAAACATATAACGATAAATCATACTAACGAAGACGGGTCCGTTGAGCTTAGGAAGTATGACACTCAAGAATTTTCTGAAGAGGCGGTGCATAAGTTTAATCAGCTTGCCACAGCCAACAAAGAATTTAATGACCAAAACAACTTGTTAGGGTTAATTAACTTGGGTAAAAAGGTGCTGGAGGGAGAACTTTCAAAGTTACTTCCACAGAAGTACGAAGTTGTAAAACCTGATGCAGGTGTTGTAGAATCTAATACAAGCGATACAAAAGAAGAATCGTAATATTAGAAATGACCTCACAAGATTTAAAGAGCCTTTCTAACTCTGAGAGGCTCGCATCTATACAAGGGGAGGCAAAACTTGATGGAGTGCCTTGCCGGGGGGTCTGTACGACTACTTATGGGGACCTATCCTGTGGAACTTGTGGCAGATCACAAGAAGAAATTACCCATTGGAATACCTTCACATCACATCAAAAGAAACTAATTAACATTAGAAATGCAGCATCTGGGTTTAAGATTAGACAGCTTGAATCTCAGGAAAGTCGCTGGGAAGAGTTACAGAAATTGAAAACAATAGACAATTTAACAATAAGAGATGCAATTAAAAGGGTTGTATCTGTAGCAACAAATCAAGGTGAGATGTTTGATCAAGACCATAAGTGTATAGACTTGTTGACCAAAATAATTACCTCAGATCATAAGTTTAACGATCTTTCTATTAAGTCGCTAATGTCAGAAGATGACTACCAAGAAGTCAAAAATAGATTCGAGTCAAGCCTTTAAAAAAGATCTTCTTGTTGGGCAAGAAGTAGAAAAGAAACTACTTGCCTCTATTCAAAAAAAATATCCAACTGCGGTATTGGTCCCGGGAAAATTCAAGCCTTATGATATTTATATTCCAGAGAATGATCTGAAGGTAGAAATAAAAGCGGACTTCAAAAGCAAAGAAACCGGGAACATATTAATAGAACTTATGATGTTTGGAGAGCCATCTGCTTTACTCACAACTGAGGCTGACTTTTGGATATTTGATACCGGGGATGAAATCATGGTAACCACCCCATCATTAATTATGGAATGCATCATGGTTAACAATGTACCATCGCAAGATATTTTAGGTGATGGAGACAATCAAAAGAAAAGAGCCTGCCTAATTCCAATAGACTTATTTAAGAAATATCTAACTAATAGTTGACTTTGTATACATTGTATAGTAACATATGGGAATAACTTAATAGGGAAAAATATGAAAACTAAAATAAATAACGAGTTCTACTTCGATTCTGAGTGGAACGCAACACATCAAGTTCTTGATGGCGTTTACGGTAGTTCATCTTACAGCTTCAGGTTTAAAAACCCTGCGGTGCAAAAGTGGACATCCCACATCATCAAGCCAAGCGATCTAAAAGTGCTAATCAACGAAACTGGTCTTAGCCTTGCAGATGCTAAGGCGAAGATGATTGACGACTGGTTCGCTGATGAGAACGAAGATACTCGTGAGCGAAACAATGCTAAAGCTCGTGAGCGAAGAGCCAAGCAGAAGGAGGTGAGCTAATGGAAGCTAAAGACTGGAACAAGCTGACACAGCTTGAGAAATTGAGAATCAAACTCAATGACCCTGAGTTTAGTTTTAAAAAAGTGACCAACAGAAAAGAGGTCACACTAAAGCTAACAAGAAAGCAAGCAAGTGAAATTCATTACTGGTTACAGTATGGGAGTGATGAGTTGTACCCTGATGATGACCCTTATTCTCCTTATAGCAAATCTGAAAATGAAAGCAATCGAATTAGAAGGAAAAGATGTTTTTCAATCCTTAAGATGCTTGACAAGTATTCGATTGACCAAACAGAAACATTGGAGATAAGTTAATGAGAGATTATCAGAGAAAACGAGTCTACACTTGGGAAAACAAACAAGCGTGGATGCAAAAAAGTGGTGTCTATCTTAGTAAAGATGAATGCAAGGCAATTGTTAATCGACTCGACAAAATTATCAAACCTGTGTTTAGAGCTAAGTTAGTGTTTGGCACAGGTCGAGGACCTTCACGAGCAAATCATAGAAGAATCTATTTAAAGGATTGGGGTCAATCGTTTGGTGTGTTGCTTCATGAATATGCTCATGTAGTTGAGTGTGGGTTTATGCGTACTGAAAATCATCACGGTAGAGATTTTGTAAGTATCTTCTGTTGCTTGCTGCATGTGTTTCATCCCATGCAACCAAGCTTTAAAGAACTAGCTCAATCGTGTAATGACTTTGGTGTTAACTTCAAAGAGTTTGATTATTGGATGCAAAAGCTAAAACTAAGCAAAAGATACAAACCGTTTGGTGTGATGCGAACTGAAAGTATTGTTGAAACCAAGAAGAAACGCACCTCACCTAAACAACGAGTGGATGCATTGATAGAGATGTACCCATCCATTTCGTATGACAAGGATTATTCGTTTTGGGTTTACTGCGACAGCATTGTAAATGAGGCAAAGTATGACCCTTACTACGATGAACACTATTGCGATACTTGGAAAGAAGTTGAGGAACGAGTAAACCGCTATGTTGAATTAATCAATCAACAAGTAGGTCCTCATATTTCAAAAGGTCAACTCCTGAGAAACAAGTATAAGATGGGAAGGAGAGCAGCCTAATGCCTAAAGTAAAAACAACTCAAACAATTAACCACATCAAAAAGGGTACTTCAATTGGGAGGCACCCTAAGTCGATGGCTACTATGAATAAAAATCGTAAGAGATCTTACAAGGCTTACCGGGGGCAAGGTAAATGATTAATTATCCATGCGGTTGGTTTGACCCGGAGCAGTTACCAAAATGAAAAACTTTAATCAAGCTGTAGAGAGATACTACGAAAGTAGAAGCCAAGGTAAGAACGATGCAACTTATATCAAATACTTTAACAAGTGTTTTGGTAACAAACCTGTTAATCAACTAAGCAAAGAAAACCTTGCGGATGCTAGATCGGGAATAAAAAAATCTCCCGGTACAGTCAATAGATACATCAATTTTCTCAGAGCAGTTTTAAATTACTGCTATGAAGAATTAGGTTGGTTGGACACAAAGCCAATCATCAAGAGAGTTAAGGAGCCTGCTCGTAGAGTTAAGTTTCTGACTGTCGAACAATGTGCTGAATTGCACAAGGCTTTGCCTGAACACTTGAAAAATGTTTTCGCTTTTTCTCTGGTTACAGGTGTCAGGATGTCCAACTGCCTAAATCTTAAATGGGAAGATGTTAAGGATGGCTGGGTTGCTATCCATGCAGATGAAACTAAAAATGGTAGGTCCCTTTCGGTACCGTTAAATAAGGAAGCACAAAACTTATTGAACAACATAGAAAAGAATGGGTCCTATGTCTTCACATATGCCGGTAGAAAGTTTTCTAGGACATCCAATACAGGATGGTATAGGGCACTTAAAAAGTGTGGATTAGAGGGCTTTAGATGGCACGACATCAGACATACTTGGGCTACTCATCATGTGCAAAATGGAACTCCTCTCCATACTTTGCAACATCTTGGTGGGTGGTCCGACTTTAATATAGTTAACAGATACGCTCACCTGTCTAAGGATTATCTAAGTGAGGCTTGTGAGAATACGATATCTTTGATATCTTAGGATCTGATACCTTCATGCGGGGCTACCTTCGTTCATATTTTCCCCTATTTACAGTATATACTTTGGTAGCTTCGCTCTTTTATTTATTCCTTTCTTTTTCTTCCTCTTCAAGAGCATCAAAGTAAGTACCATTAAACTCTTTCATAATCTTTAATCTTTCAAGATCTAATTCGTCATATATTTTGTAATATTTGACCGGATCCTTTTCATAATAATCTTGTCTTGCCTCTTGCATAAGTTTCTTATTTTCTAGTAGAAGTTCTTCGACATAGTTTACTAAGCTGTTGTTTCCATATTTTCTTGTAGCATATCTATTTAATAAATTACCAAGGCTTGCTTTACCTGTATCTCCCCCAACCCTCTTAAGGAAGTCTTCTGCATCTTCTCCCGGTTCTAAAGCTTCACTTAATTGTCTGTATGCAAACTCAATATCTTTTACTTTCTCAATGTTTTCGTAAAACATCTGCATATCTTCTGAGTCTCTAGGTGAAACTGTTAACCTTCTCAAAAAAGGTATCTGGTCTGATCTTGGTCTATCTGGAGAGAACAATAATTGATAGGATCGTTTTGTGGTTCTTCCGATACCACCGGTTGCGTAATCTAAGAGATACTGAATAACAGCTGGATCTATATCAATATCACCGCTATAGAATTCGTTTCCACCGGAAGCATCATTAATACTTCTAGTAATTCCTTGAATAAACTTCAACACCCTTTTATTTTCGTTGTATGACCTAGGATCTCTTTGACCAAACCTTGGTTCAAAATATATCGGTGTACCAAAATGATCTCTATTGGCTAATAACTCAGCCGCAGGTTTTGCAAATGTTGGTGTGACAGATATACCTAAATCTCTGATAACTGATCCCTCGTTTATTGAAACAGAGATCGGAGCATAGTTATGCATTAATGACTCACCTAAATCAAGCCCAGCTTTTGCTAATGATTTGTCATAGTTATCCAATATGTTACCCATCATTAATTCAGCAGTAACTCTTCCTGTGTTTGCAAATACAGCATAACCGTATGGCATTGGGATACCGAGCCCTATTGGGTACTTTCTTCCATCCTTGCCAACAACATTGTACTTAGAGCCAGATCCCCACTTCTCTATTTCCACTTCTCCGTCAACAAATTCTATATTTGGGAATAAGAAAATATATTTAGTTTGTTTTTCCCATTCAGATATTTTGTCGTAATAAAGCCTTCCATCTTCATCTTCTCCACTCACCAATATGTTGTATATCGTGGATGCATTTCCAACACCATACAAGCCTGCTAATACTTTAAGTTTTCTTGAAGATACTTGTCCGGGTTTTAGTCCTCGTAAAACATTTACTGTGCCTTGAATACTTGCATTAAAGAACATATATAAAGCATTAGCAGTCGGACCCATTGTTCCCATTCTATTAAAGTTAATTGTCAGGTTTTTTGCTAACGCTGCGGCTCTTTCATAAGTTGCCGGGGTAGCATTTTCTAACCCACCAAAAGATTCAATGTATCCCTCAAAGGCAGTAAATCTAGCCGCATTCTCAATTCCAGAGTTAAGTCTTTCAATAACAGCAAACACTGATTTGTATGCTGATTTAGCATTGCCTTTAAAGTTTCCAGAATACATGTCTCTTAAATCTTGGAATTCTTTAGTAAGTTGTTCTATTGTTTTTTGTTCGATATATCCGGTTTCTCCGCCAAACTCTTTAAACTTTCTGAGTAATATTTGTTTTCTTGCCATATCGTCAGACAATCCATATTTTTCTTCAACAGCAGCTACAACCTCTGGTGTTATGTCTGTGCCCTGTGAAGCAATAGTATCAAGCTCATTTTTAATAGCATCTGCATTTAAAGATCTAGACTTTTCAAACTTAACTAGATTGACAGCATTAGATAAAATATTTTTTGATGTGTAATATTTTTTAGAAATCTCTAAAGCTTTTGCCCTGCCTCCGTCAATCTCCTCTTCAGCCATTAAGTTAAAGTAACCTGTTTGTACATCTCTTAAAAAGTTATTAACCATAAACGCTGGATCAAGAGATGTGTTTACCATGGATAAGTATCTTGTAACTGCTCTAACACCCCTCATGAAGTTATCACTAATCTCAGAATCAAAATTATCAAACCCACGAGCAAGCCTTTCGTCATAAACTTCTACATACTTTTGCTCACCATTTTCTTTAAAACCTATTCTTGATTTTCCTTTCACAGAATCCCATGCTGCATCGACTTTTTTGATTTGACCAACATCCTCAGAAACACTCCATAAATCACTTGGGAAAGCTCTAGCTAATTCTGCTAACGATTTAACGACCCTATTTTTCTCGCTTGTAATAGCTGCTCCGGTAGCCTGAACAATTGATTGTTGTAATGGCGAGTCTGCTAAAGACTCCCTACCTTTTGCTGCTTTAATAAGCTGTCCTGAAACAGTCATCTGGCTGTTAATTAAATTGTTTCTCGTTTTTGGTCTTTTTAATTCTCTCCCGGTATCGGGGTCGATAAGAGTATCTTCTGCATAACCAACTAGAGGAACATAATATTTATATCTAGCTGACCAATCCTGTATTAATTCTTCTGCGATTAAACCAGACTCGGATAATGTTTCTCTTGTTTTTTCTAATAAAGGTCTATGAAAATCTTCATAAGCTTTTAGTAGGTTTTTGCCTTTTGTAAAACTGCCTGTTGCTTCTTGTTTTTTAAGATCATAAATAACACCATATTTTTTTAGAGTTATTACTGCATCCTCTGTTGTAATACCAGAACCTGACTCTGCTTTTGCAAGTTTGTTTTTGGCAGTCGTAAGCTTTCCTTTAGCAATAGCAATGTCTTGTTTACTTGAATCAGGATTTTTTTGGACCTGTTTTAAATTCTGTTCTGCCTCTTTTACTTTATCTTCAAAAAGTGTTGGCAGATATGCATTTCTTTCTGGGGCATGCAGGTTATATATGAAGTGATTATATTGCTCTTCTGATATACCTTTGCTTGTAAGGAAATCAAGAAGTGGCTCATAGTAATCTTCTCTGATGTCTCTTAACAGATCTTTAACCCTTCCCGGGAAAATATCAGTTTGTGTTGATACTCTCCAATCTCTTGAATCTGGGTCCACACCAACATCCTTAAGCTTTTGCACTATGACATTGTTACCAAATTGCTCCAAAATACTTTCTTCAATTGTCCACAATCTACCAAATTTATTTGCAACTGTGATGTTGAAGTCTTCCATATAATTTGCAAAACGACCAACCTCTGGTAAAGAGAAATTACCATCTGGATCTGGACCCTTTGGTGGTGCTGGTGGGGTTGGTGGGGTTGGAGGCTCTATATTATCAAGAGCCGCATCAATCGCATCAGATTGCTCTTTAGGTATGTCTTGTTCTTTTGCTTTAGGCTCTAAGCTTCTTGCTGAGGACTCTGATCCTGTGGTTGGGAAGGATCCATCTGGACCTCTTTCTGGGGACTCATTTCTGTATTTGTCATAGATCGCATCGACTTTTGACCTGATACCATCAAGCCTTTTTCGTATGCTTCCTTTCGCAAGTCGCCCTTGTAAGTAACCTTCTCCATCCGGATTATCTCTCCAATTATTAGTTAGATACTGTGTATTATACTTAATGCCATGTGCTGAATCAAACCCAACACCCTCTATAGCTATAGATGACATAGCCCTCTCTATCTTATTATCAAAGTCTTCTACAATTTTGCCATTGAATTTAAAGTTGATAATAGATATGCCGCTTGCATCCATCTGAGTAAAGCCATCAATCCCTTCAGCTTGCAGGGCAGCATTAATTTGTTTTCTAAGCATTGATGAAATCTCAATGTTATCGCCTGTTGTTGTATCAAGAAATCTAATTACAGAGCCTGAATTAACACTTTCATTAGATAGATCTGCTATATCTTCATCTAAAATGCTCTCATTGGAGGAGAAGTATGGCACTGCATCTTGTCTAAAGACATAGCCCCATGCTCTCAAGAAATCATCTGCAAATTCTAAATCACGCTCACTAAATTGTTGCTCTCCTTCTACTTTCTCCAAGATAAGATTAGCAAGAATGTTTGGATTTATCTTGCCATCATATGCACCAAAGCTGTGTGAGAATTTATAAAGACCTGTACCGGGAAGTAGATTAAGTATTTCATTCCTTCCCTCTGATGTCGTAATAACATCAAGAAGTTCTTTTGTCATTTGTGCTTTCTTTCTATCAGATAGTTTCTCTGCAAAAGCAAACTGTTCTAATGATTGTGTTGGTATCACTTCAGCTGTAACAACGCTAGAAGCTTTTTCCAAAAATGTTTCATAACCAACATACTCAGCTGGCTTACCTTGCTCTTGTAGTTGTTTATTTCTTACATAAGTCCAAAGTACAGCCTGCATCTCCATTGGAGATAGGTTGTCATTATTTTTTTCATTAAATATTTTTGTGGCTTCTTTGATGACAGCTGTACCGTATCTATGATGAGATAATTGTCCTTGACCCTTGGCAAATCCTAATAATTTAAACATCCATGTGTCCATGGTTACCGCATCTGGGTTTTTACCTGTTAGATTTTCATAAAAGCTTTGAAGCTTCCAGCCAACACCCTCTAGCTTTTGTCCAAAGTCTGGTGCCTCTAATGCTGCCTTAGCAAACTTACCAGCCTCTGGCTGGAATCCCGGTAGGGGATCTGCCCCTTTTGCCATAGCAACTAAAGATCTTAATGTGTATGCTAAATTTGTTTCTACCGGTGTTTGTGAAGAGTATACTGTTAGCAGTCGCATTACATCTTCTTTTAGTTTTGCGTTGCCCTGCACAAGCTTGTCAACTTCTTCGTTTACATTTTTGTACCAATTTCTACTTTCATCAATTAAAGATAAATCTTTTTGTTCTGCAAGCTTGACCAAATCATTGGCAAGTTTATTGAAATCTTTTTGTGTGTTTTTAAATACTCCGGGTTTTATTCGTGGAGCACCATCAAAGGTGCCATCTGATTTAGGTGAAAGATCACCTATTGGAATATAGTTTACTTGTTCTGTAGGTCGAATGTCGTCTGGGTCTTGTCTGACAACATCTCTTTCCATTCCTCTACCGGTTCCCCGCTGCTGAGAGCCGCTTTGAGAATATCGATCAGGGACTCTTCTGGAGTATACTTGAGAATCTGCATCGGCACGAGGTGATTGAAACGCATCTCGTATTCCGAAGCCAACTTGTGAAAATCTGTTATTAGATACTGCATTCTCTATTCCTTTTATAAGTTTTGTAGTTTCTGGAGCATTTTCCTCAAAAAACTTAGGGTTATTGTAATACAAACCAAACGCTTGTGCGAATAACTCTGATTTAATAAATTCATTCAGACCTTGATCCAACATTTGAATGTTGCCTTTTTGATCCATATAAGTCTGCTCACTTACAGGTGTGCCACCACTTTCCGACCACTTAACCAAGTCAATTAATATTCTGTTAAATGGATAAGCAAGTGCACGACCAGAGAATTCGCTAGCAAAATTGTCTGTTTGTGATTTGAAGTACATGCTAAACATTTCTCTCATCACAGCACCACCTGTTTCAAACTTAAACGATTGTAATGACTGTATGGGTAGCTCAGTAATCTTATCAACGCCAAATTGTTTTTTGATTCTTTTGGTTTCAGTTTCAAAATTAATAAAATCAAATAAAGGCGAATCAGAAGAAAATGGTTTGCGATCTACATTTATGTTTTCACTTTGAGTAAAGTTATAGTCAAGGTGATGTGCGATTTCATGAACAAGCGTTTGTTGTAAATTAGCCTGAGCTCCATATGTAAGCTGACCAATATTGGTATTTTCATCCTCAAACCTATTTTTAATTGGTCCTGTGAATTTATTAGATTGCAGCAAAACCCTTGAGCTTAATGTTATTGTTGCGGCATTAGGTATATATAAACCGAGTGATGTTTGGTCTTTGGTGTTTGCTTTAAATTGACTGTGTACGCCTATAAAATTAAGCCCTCTTAAAGCTCCTTCTGGTAAGCCATTTTTAAATGCCGCATATAAGGCACGAGCAACAGCATCTGCTTCACCAGCATCTAAATCTCTAGCATTGCTATAATTTAAATCGGCAGAAAAATTTTGATAACTGTAAGTGTATTTTGAAGACTCTCCTTCACCTGCTTTATATGCTTGTCTAACCAAAGACTCAAAAGGGGCATCGCCAATGTCATAGGTATTTAATGGTTTTTCCTCAACAAAACCATCTGCATCTGTTTTATCAGTAGCTTCTTTAATGGTTATAAGCTCTAGGTTTTTACTATTCCAAGCTAAAGGATCAACAAATTTTTGCCTTACTGAATCTACCTCTGGTTTTACATCATTTAAAGCACTTTCAAGGGTTGCTTCACTTATCAATGTTGGCTCTGCTCCAGCCTCAAGAGCATAATCAATATCGTAATCTCTTATTTCTTGGTCGTTCTGTGGGTAAAAATTATCGTAATCTTTTTTAGATAACGGTTGTAATTCAGATTTTTTTTGAAATCTTGCAAGGTAAGATTGTAATACAGACTTATCTTCTTCTAGTTTACTTATTGTTGTTTCATTCTCAGTGGCATTAATTTGTCCGTTGATCTCAATAATTCTCTGGCTGACATCTTGATTGAATGTTTCTGGATCAATTAGCTGATCTACCCCCATAATATTTAAAACCTTTTTACCTTCCACTAGTGCATCTGCTAACTCATTACCATCTAAATCAGATATCTCTTGTTGCAATTGATTTGCGAGTTCTATCTCTTCCTCGCTCAGGCTCTCCGCTACAGGGTCATTTTTAATGATTTGTTGAGCAAGATATTCATCTGGTAACACTTCAGGCATTACAAAGTTATAGTATTGTCTGTTTGGTATAAATGGTTGTCCTGACTCATCTTGAGTCATTTGAACAATTGACCTTGCTCCCGGATCAAATTGTTTTGATGCATGTAAAAAACTAAATGTTTCATCAATAGATTTGTAACTTGCATTAACTCGTTTTGTTGCTGTATCAAGTTCTCTTCCTATTCTTCTTGCAATGTTTGGATCTAACTCATTTAATGTCGCTTTTATATCTGGAGCAAAAGCAGCAGTACCCTGCATTCCAATCATTCCACCTGCTCCAACAACAGTTGCTATGGATGTCATAGCTGCATTATCAAGCATAACATCTATCCAAGAAGGTCCATCATAGTTGGGGTTGTCTTTGTTTGCCCAAGCGAACCTAAGATCGGTGTTAACGCCACTCATTGCATTATTGGTTTCCTGAATAATGGTGTTGACATTCTCTGCACCAAGCTCTCTTATTACTGTGCCGAAACCATCCCTTACAAAAGTTTCAACATTGGCACCGTTTGCTTTCCAATATCTTTTTAAGGTTTTACTAACAAAAGGCATTGGGAAAGCCTCAGTGCCAATTTCTGCTAAAGCATTAATGGTAGAAACCTTGACTGCCTTTTCATGACTCAGCCCACTCATACGAGCTTGCCTGTATGATGATCCCATCTCGTAATACCCGAAAATCGGCAGCATGGGTAACATGTATGCTGGATTCTTTGTTGCCATAGAACCCAATATTGCTGGTGTCATAAGAATTAAACTATCAATTCCAGCCGATACAGTTTTTTCAAATTCAGAAAGATTTGAAGTTTTATTTATAGAATCAATTTGATTTTGCAATTCATTCCATTGATCTGCATTATCTTCAATAAAGTCAATATAGTTATTAACTATTTCTGCTTGTTTTTGTGGGGTGTAACTATTAAATATTTCTTCTTGTTCTGCCCTTGCACTTTCAAGTAAGTTTTGTTCTTGACCTCTAAGCATTCTTGATGCAGCACCCTCACCAAAAGCAATACCAAAAGAATATCTGGGTTTCTTAATACCTAGCTCCACCCTAAAGTCTTCTTCTTTGCCCATATATTGTTGATCTAAAACAAACTTCCTAAAGTTAGGAACAATTTTTTTTACAGAAGCGGATGTAACTTTAGGTAAACTTAGTGCTGGTTTATATGTTTGTTTGATTGATAGGGGTCCAAAGCCTAGCCCGGGTGTATCAAGAAAAGTATCAAAGAAAGATTCATCATCTTCTTTAATAAGACCTGTTGATTGATCTAACCCTAAAATGTCTTGAACAAGATCTTCTTTTTCTTCTTCGGGTATTAGGGAGAAGGGGTCCTGTATTCTGTTTTCATCTGCCACACTATTTCTACCTTAATGTTCTCTTTAAAAGTTCTAAAAGCTGATCATCTTGTAGTTCCGGATTGTTCGGAAATCTTGCTTTATATCTTAATGTTATAGTGTCAACCAAAACATCGATGTCTTGCTCTGGATATGCTTCTTTTAGTTTTGGTAAATAATTTGCTCTGCTTTCACCAGCTTGAATATCAATCCCTCTAAACTGAAACGCTTCTGCCCGTGTAGGTGTAGGTGATGGCTTGTTTTCATAGACGGTCCCAGACCTAAGTTCTTTTTCTAGTGTAGCCTCAGATTTAAGAGAGTTAAAAATTGCTTCATTTGGAAGTATCCCTTCTTTTAAGCGATAGTGTTTTTTACCCTTGGTAAAGCCAAGGTCATCCACCTCGACATCCGATAACTCTTCAATACTAGAGGTTATATCTATACCCTTTTGTAAAAATATAGATATTGCTTCACTAGCACCTTCGTCATCGTTACCAAGTTTTTTTTGTGCTGATATTAGTGCTCGATCCGTTTGTATTCTCTCAGCAAGGGCTTTTTCATTGATACGAAACTGCTCGTTAGCTGCATCTTTAAATTTAAGTTCTCCCTCAACGGTTCTGGTTAATCTTTGCTCAAGCTTTTCATTGACAGCAGCAGCCATTTCAAGAATAGGTAGCTTACTTGGGTCAGTTATAGTATCCATCATGATTGTGCTTAATGACGAAGTTATGTCTATCATGTCTGTTAAAGATATTGATTGTGCATCAGTTCCAACCTGAGTTTCTCTTATAACTGATTTGCTGATGTCCGGTACAAATGATGTTTTTGTATACTCGTTTCCCTCATCATCGACATAAGTAAAATTGCCCTTAAGGATTGCTGAAGGCTTATTTGATTTTATGCTTTGTTCTTCAACCTCAAACGAATTAAAGTCTAACTCAATTCCTGTTATTGTTCCTTTGGTTCCATCCTCTGCTACATATCGCTTACCAATATATCCTCTGCTCTTCATTGAAAAAACTTCATTTAAAGATTGGTTATAATCACCAAGATTTAAATTTTCTAACATTTCTGGATTTTGCTGGATTTGTCTTACAAGCGGGTTTAAAACATTTAAAGCTTTTCCCATATCTGGTGTAAGTCCTTTTACTATATTGATATTTCCTTTTTTAACATCTTCATATGAAACATCAACGAGGTGATTGATTGCTACATCAATAGATGCAGTACCCATCAATGCGGGGTTGTTTTTTAATTCTTCTGCAAGATTAGCTAGTGAACCATAAACATATCTTCCTGCTTGGGCACTATTAAACATTTCTGCCTGCTCTGTATTCATTTTAGCTACTGCTAGTTCATTTTCTCTTGTATCAAGAATAAGCTGTCTTTCTTTTTTAGCAAATTCTTGCAATTCTGGAGACAGTTCAATGTCAATAAGTTGTGTTTGACGGTCTAATAACTCTGTTCTTGCTCTTGTTCCTTCTGTACCAGCAACCCTTTGCTCAATTGTTGTTGCTTGTTCAGCCTGCTCTACAGTTGTGCCTTCTGCAAAACCCTCAACCCCAAGATCAGCAACAGGCGTTTCCTGTGCTTCTCTTCGTTTTTGTTGATCTTCTAGCTGCTCTTCATAAATACTAAGCCTTCTCGCAGAAAGCATTAGGTTTAAGCCTTGATTAAATCCGTCACTAAATCCTGCCATAATTTATCCAAATAATTTTGCTGTAAGAAAACCTATGGCTGCACCGATAGCAGCACCTGCCGGACCACCGACTGATGCTCCTGCTCCAGCCATGTAACCAATAGCTGCACCTGATCCTGTTAATGTGCCAGCTGTGGTAGCCTCAGCCATTTCCTTTTGCTGTTTCAAACCTTGCTCTGCAATATCTTGTTGTGCCTCTAATCTGGCTGAACTTAATAATCCTGCATAAGCTTGTTTCTTTTGCTCTTGTCCTACTCCTAATAATCCTCTAGCCACCGCTGCCTCCTTGTAAAGCTGTTCTTTCTGTAAGTGCACTACCTAGTCCACCGGAAAGAATTTGTGTTCTTCTTTCTTCAGATCTCATTCTTGCCATATTTCTTGCAGCAACTGTTGCTGAAGTTTGAGACCTCTCAAGATCTCTATAAAAATTTTCTGTTTCTCTTAAGCCAAAGCCGCCCATTCTTCTTCTTTCTTGCCCGCTTAAGTTGGCGTACTGTCTAGCAACTGCCTGTTGTGCTCTACTAATTTCTTCTTGTTGTAATCCGCCAAAGTCTGTTGTCATTTGAGATATAAGATCTCTCTCAACCGGGAAGAATCTTGTAAGATAATCCTGAAACTCTGCCTCGTATAATTCTGCTAAAGTATCTTGTGCAGCGGTATCTCCTGTCCTAAAAGGATCTACATAAAATGGAGATGTTGTTTGTATTGGAGTATATCCCCTACCAAAATCTTCTGACATTCTAGTCTGAGGCATAATTCCCAAAGAACTGCCTTGATAGAAATTTGTCATAGGATCAGCCATTATCCACCTCCACCTTCACCTCCACCGAAAAGCCCTCCAGCCATTCCGATTCCAACTCCTGTTCCGACAGCCGAACCTAACATTTGTTGTCTGCCAAGATAATTTGATAAGCCTGTTTTAGCCTCTGCTGCTGCTCTTCTTGATGCGATATCTCCAACATCAGATAATCCTGATATTGCTTGACCGGCTTGACCTTGCCCCATTGCAATAATGTTTTGTAGCCCTTGATAGTATCTGTCTGTTTGTCCTGACAGTGCTTCAGCTGTGCCTAGACCCATGCCTCTTGCTTGAGCTTGCCCCATAGCCTCGCCCCTAGCTTGGAATTGTCCGGATGTAGGATCTACTCCTTGAGAAAAAGCTGCCCTTTCCATATCTCTTCTTGCAGCTTGAAATTGTGGTTGTTGTAATGCGTTTACGAAACCTGATACATTTTCAAATGCACTTTGATCAAGCATGCCGAATACATCCTGCATGAATTGATTTTCAAGGGGTACATAGTATTGTTGATAAAGATTAAATCTCTTTGCAGCAATGTTTGCCAAAGCCTTCTGAGAAGCTGTATCTTTAATTTTGGTGCTTCCGCCTCCTCCCATTAGATCTCCTTTTCTACTATATGATATTTAAGTTTATATCCTCTTATAGATAAAGAATTAACTAAGCCTTCCCATGGTGTCCAGAATTCTACCTTGGAACATCCTTTCTCTTCGGCTATTGTTTCTACTTCATCCATATATTTCTTTGCTGCTTCAGCCCTTTCATCAAAGGCAATCCACACTAATAAACTTTTACCCGGCTTAAAGATCAAAGGTTTCTCTTGCAATATAATAAAGCTATGTCGTGGTCTTTGGTTCAGATCCACATATAGCTCCGCTACTCCAGCTATTAATGATGCATAGACATCCTCAATACGCCACTCCGGCTGTGACTCATCCTTGATCTTTATAATACCGGGAAGGATGTCATCCCAATATAATCGTACATCAACTAGAGATAGCATTCTCATTGTAAGATACCATTAAATTTAACAATAATGTAGCCTTATATTACTAATTAGACGGTTCTGCAATCGGTGCTACCTCCTCTGCACCGTAGATCTGCCATGTAAAATATATATCTAAATCGTCAGTGTTAACTGTGTTCTGATACCATTCAATAACTTTAGCATCAGTAACATCATCTATATTTATAAAGCCCTCTGGCAAACCATCATGTCTATAAGAATAAACACCCCCTAACGGGGAATACATATTCTCTGTCATTGTTTGTGTGCTATCTGCCTGATCTACCGCAGTAACTGCTACACAAACTTCTCTAACAATCTGTGTATCATCTTCACGACTTCGTGGCATTGTCTTAACGCCAACATATTCATATGTGTAATTAAAATTATGTACTGCCATTATATTTCTGAGAACCTATAAACCCCATATTGAACATTGCTTAGTTGTCTATTGTTTCCATCTCCTTGAGCAAGAATAAATAATCTTAAAGTTCTGCTCGTGTCACTTACTTTACGAACAATAAAATCTTTTTGAACCATTTCGTTTGTGCTATCAAACCTATCAATAGCTGACCAATATTGCGACTGACCTGAATGATATTGTGCTGATCCTTGATCAGCAGTAGGTATTGTTGGCGAAGTACCATCACTATAAGCAAAGTCATTTCTTAGTTCAAAGCTAGAACCAGCACCATAAGTCCCATCACCTGCAACTATAGATAGTGTTTTAACTTGTCCACTTCCGCCAAAGACTCTACACATAACATGATAAACACCGGGCTCAGTTCCTAAATCAGCAACTAGCCTTAGTCGCATTTGGTTTGATTGCCAACTACCGATTGTGGAGCCACTTACAGTTGCGGCATCAAACTCTAGGGTTAAATCAGTTACATTTATTTTATCTGCTGTAATAGTATTAGATGCAATTCTATTAGCATTTAAGGTTCCAGCATTAATCTTATCTGCACTTAAATCATTTATCTTTGCATTTGTAATTGCAGCGTTAGCAATCTTTGCGGTTGTAATATTTGCATCGGCTATCTTTGCCGATGTAATGTTCGCATTCGCTATCTTTGCGGTGGTAACAGCAGCACTAGCGATCTTTGCAGAGTCCACTGCCGCACTACCAATCTTGGCATTAATAATCGCACCGTCAATAATCTTTGCGGATGATATTGCTAGATCACCGATAATACCTGATGCTGCGGTGATAGTACCTGCTACCATCTTGGCAGCTGTAACTGAGTTAGCTGCAATCTTATCTGCGACCACAGCGTTAGCAGCTATCTTGTTAGATGTAACTGCATTACTTGATATCTTAGTTTCAGTGATCGCACTTGTTGCAACTTTAACCTCAGTAACCGCACCGTCTACTAACTTAGCAGCGGTGATTAATCCATCATTAATATCTGCGGTGTTAATTAATGTGGTGCTTGCCTGTGTTCCTGTTGTTGAATTAAATGGACCTGCAACCCCTTGGGTGTTTACATGACGGATCCAATAGTATCTTGTTTGGTTAGTTCCGACTTGATGATTAAAAACATTAGCAGTGGTTTGACCAACGAATGATCTATTCGCAAAACTATTTGATGTGGCTGCCCATATTTCTACATGAGAAAAACCAAAAAATGTTGGATCATCCCACTCAATAATAATATTTTGAAAAGCACCGCTTGCACTTAATCCTGTAGGTACTGCGGGGGTATCTAAGACCTCCTCATCTCCGGGAAGTAAATTAATTGAATTAGTTCCAACGATGCCACCGTTTGCACCAATCTTGATATCTCTTTTGGCTATCCCGGTATCAATTAAATCTCTGAAGGTTACAGCAGCATCTAAGGGATCTCCTTTCTCCCCTTTGATCTGTGCAATAGAATCGTTTACAGCAGTAGCAAATCTTTTCGCCTCTGGATCAAAAGCCCTTGGTACAACAAAGGTACCTCTTACTTTACCCATTAGGTGATCTCCTGTGGACTTTCATATACACAGACTTCATTTACGGGGTCTGTTCCTTCAAGGATTATATGAAAGGCTTTTGCTTGGTAACCTCCGGGTAATCTAAAGATATTGCTGTTGGTAACGGTTTGGGTATGTTTTAGTGAACCATCTGCGTAAAGTTTAAATGTAAGGCTGTTGTAAGAGTCAGCACTTACTTTCGCTACACCCGGTGATATAGGTCTGTTGGTGTAAAACTCTTTAGACTTCCATGAATAGGTTCTCTTGCTTGCTGATCTTGCAAACTTCTTGAGTGTGCCACCTATTACTAAATACAACTCATCTTCTTCTCTGTCGTTATATCCAGCGTGTGCATAGAAGTCTAGATTTACAAAAGCATTCTTGCCTCCTCGTGGATCAAAGATAAACCCTTTCTTTGTGTTTGAATTAGATCCATCCCATGTGAAGCCAAGATACTTACCCTCGTACTCATACCCTTCTACCTGAGAAGGATAGTAGTCTTGCCATTGATCTCTTGTAAAGATTTGTTCGGTAACAAGGTTGATGCCTGAGTTTGATGCTAATACTAATCCATCCGGAGATGAATAGATTGCATACTCACCCATATCAACAAGTGAACGCTTATTACTATTAGGTAGGTTTGCATCGATCTCAACCATTGCCATGGCTGAAGGATCTGTACCTGATACTAATAAGGGCTTACCTTTTGTTGTTACTAATAAACCTGATGCTATTGAAGCAATACCTACAATGTCATCCTTGGTTGTTATTTGGTTAGCTAACGGATATGAGTGCGGTAGAAAAGCCTCACTGAATAATAATGTGTTACCACTAAAGCCTGCTGTAATACCATTTGGCATAGCAGTAATACCTAGCATTGGACCATCTGGATGGCTTGATGATGTGTCGTCTGGTGGTGCTAGATTGTCGGTTGATTCTATTTCTTCCCCGAGTGAGTCGTCTAGGACTGCCTCTGTGGTTGTTCCTGCTGAACTTCCAGAAACATCTTTAACAAATCTAAATATACCGTTTACATCGGTTCTATATATTCTTCTTTTAGAAATGTTATAAGATCCACTGCTTGCTGCGGGAAGGGAAAGAGTAACAGTGGCACCGTTAGCAGCATCCACAATATCGCTTGTGGTAACTGTAGATGGTGGTCCTTCTTCTCCAAATGCTGTGATCTCTGTATAAACATATGCTCTTGAGTTTGTTACTGCACCAGCGGCTGCTGTGGCATTGTTAACACTAGGTGCTGAGGTGAATGCCGGGGCTGTTGGTAAACCAAGTCTAAATGTAGAAACCGGGTATGGTCCTCCTCCTGTAATCCCGGTACTAGCATCTACCATTTTAGGAAAACCTGATGATCCGCTTATGCCTGTAAAGTAAAACCTATTATGGGTATCTTCTTTAATAGGACTGCGAATAATATCTACCTCGTCATTAAATGTAAACCACTCATTTGCGGTTGCTTTAAATATTGTTTTGGTAGATGCATCTATGTGGCTTGCAGGATGTGTTGGTCCTGATTCTGAGGAGTCATTAGTATCTTGTGGTAAAGCCTCTAATCTACCCCTATCTAAAAATGCGTTTTGTGTATCTTGAGCTACATCTTCAGGCAGTAATCTAGGGCTTAACTTTTCATTAAGTCCTGTAAATGTTTGTAATTTAAAACCTGCCATTAATCTTTTCTCTGATCTTTTTTCCCGTCTGCCCGTGAGATCCTATCTACATCGGGGGGTAACTTTAGTGCGGTTCTGACTAAAGTATCAATCCTTATCATATCATTATCCATCTGCCTAATTCTATCTATTAAGGCAACAATCATACCGTGTTGTGTATCTAGTTTTTTATGGATATCTGCGATGAGATTTTTAAATAGTGTCCAAACTAAGTATCCCATACCTACAGCTACTGCTGCGGGGATCCCGATAGTTTCTATGACACTTAGTACCTCGTTCACTCTTCATCTTTGTCTGCGGAATTTGAGGCACCAAAATAGAATGATATGACTGCCGATGCTAACCCGCCAAGGTATCCAAGCACTAGTGCAACGGTTGTTTCAGAAGTGCTATCTGGCGGTTGTAGAGTAACTAAGAATATGTAACCAAAGAAACCAAAAAGTGTTGCGGTTCCTAATATTCTTGGAGTCCAATCTTTACTAAAGGCATTCCTTGCATGTTGTTGGTCTTCAACCTCTAATGCAAAAACATCTACATCCAATGTTTTCATTTTGACTTCAAAATCTTTTTCTGCTTGTTTGAGTTGCATCATTTGTTCTGAGGTTAAGTTCTGAACAGCATTCTCAATAGACTTAGGATTGTTGGGTACGCCAAGTACGCCACTTAATATTTCTCCCGCCTGTGCTCCTAGCGGACCGCCCAATGAGGCACCGAGTACGGGGGCTAAGTTTCCAAGGATTGATTTAAGTTTCTTCATAATTTAATTATATGCTAATTTGCTGCAATGTACGCTTTACCTGTTGCAATCGCTGTAGTGTAAGATGATTTATCATCAGAGCTTCCTGCTACATCAGGGCGATCATCTGAACCATTCCAAGTTAAAACAAGTTCTAAATGATCAACATTACGCTGAACAATATCATTTATTTCTTCTTGTGATAAATCACTTACTATATATTCTGAATCACCACCATTAGTATTAATATCATTTATTAAACTAACAGAATCATCTGCTGCTGCTAATACTTGTTCTACAGTTTTTGTCATTATTATTCTCCTTTGAGTTGTTTAACTTCTTGTGAAAGTTCTTGAATTGCTTTTACTAACATAGGTATTAAAGATGCTTCTCCAACTCTTTGTCTGCCATCAGTTTCATCTTCTGACCATAAATCAAAGCCATCCTTAAAATCATATTTATTAATTACTTTTTTTACTTCTTGTGCAATAAAACCATGATTGTATTTTCCGTTCATTACTCTTTCTTCTGAATCCTCATGTGCTTTCATTTCTTGAGGAACATCTTCTGCTTTTTTCCATCTAAAAGTAACTGGTCTTAATTCATTAATAAAATCTAAACCTATTTGCTCATCTTCAATTTCTTCTTTTAGCCTAACATCTGAAGGTGCTGACCATGAAGTTGAACCATGTGTAAGCTGTGAGTCATTAGAACCTCTGCCCAAAAGAGTTGCATCATTAGTATGACCAGCAAGTCCATAACCTAAAATAGTTCTATAAGAACTTCCTGTGCCACCACCCTGATTATTAACACCAACAATAACATTTTGACCGCCTACTGTTACATCATAACCTGCTGAACCACCTACATAAACACTATTTGAGCCTGTTGTAACTGCTACGCCTGACTCTCTTCCGATAAAAGTATTTTTATCACCTGTAGTACACACAATACCAGCACCTGAACCCATCGCTGTATTATTATTAGGAGTTGTTTGTGCTACTAGAGCATTAAGACCACAAGCAACATTATGACCACCTGTTGTTAAAGAACCTAAAGCATCTTTACCAAAAGCAGTATTATTGTTACCTGTACAAGCATCTAATGCTTGATGTCCCACAGCAGTATTTGATACACCTGTTGCACAATATCTAAGTGCATCTTGACCTATTCCAACATTATTTCCGCCTGTAGTGTTGAATTGCATTGCATTATCACCCATAGCAACATTTTGACTTGCTGTAGTTGTACTAGATAAAGTTGCTTGACCAAAACCACAGTTATAACTGCCTGTAGTACAAGCATCAAGCGAAGCTGCTCCAAAGGCATTGTTTTGTGTTCCTGTAGTGTTTAATAATAATGCTGTGTAGCCAACTGCTGTATTGAAACTAGCTGTTGTATTTTCATTGCCAGCACTATCACCTATAAAAGTATTTTTACTTCCTGTTGTTGTACCTTGTCCAGCATTATAACCTATAGCAGTATTATTACTTCCTGTAGTTAGTGCAGTTAAACCTCTACCACCTACTGTAGTATTTCTATCACCACTAGTTAAAGCTGCAAAAATATCTATACCTAAACCAGTATTATTATCTGCTGCATCAATAGTGCCTGTTGTAGTGTCACCAATCATTATTGATGAAGTGCCAAAGGTCTTAGCATCAGATAGACCATTTATATCACTTGCACCACCTGAAATAGTAGCCCATTGCAGATCATTACTTGATGCCACATAAGTAAGAGCCTGACCATTACTAGGGTCGTTGCTTATCTCTAATTGATCTAGTCCTACTGCATCATTTGCTAAGACTGCTTTTGTGACTTTAGTGTTTGCCATTAGTTATTCTCCAATGTTTCTATTCTTGCTTTAAGAGCATCATTATCAGCTTTAAGTTCTTGTATTGCTTTTGTAAGATAAGCTGTATAACCCATGTAATCTATACCTTTACCAGTTGGATTTGTTTCAACATCATCAGAAGCATTAGGATCAAACTCGTTTCCACTAACTAATCTTGGTATTACAGCTTCCATATCTTGTGCTATAAAACCTGCTTTATTAATATCGCTGCCAATAAAATTATATTTTTTAGGCACAAGCTGTGTAATTAAATCAAGGGCATTGTCTGTTATATCTGATATATTTTCTTTTTTGTTTCTATCTGACTGATTAGAACCACTAAAGTAATAGTTACCACTTCCGTCAACATAAAATCTTGTTGTACCGCCTGTTCTCCATATACCTAAATATGACGAGGTACTTTGTGTTTCCATGTACATACCATGATTACCACCACCTGAACCTGCGTTATAGAAATTAGTTACATAACCTGCAAAAGTGCCACCATCTACATAAAACTTAGATGTGGGTGCTGAGATATTAATACCTACATTACCTGTACTAGCATTAACAACTAATGTTTCTGCACTTAATGTATGACTATAAATAGCAAAATTATCATTTGTTTGACAATTTAAATCCCAGTCATGTGCATCATTTTTTAATCTTATAGAAGCACTTGAGTTAGTTCCTGCTTGAATCGTCATTGCAGTAGTTGAGGCACTTTCTATATGGAAAAGAGAATCAGCACTTGTAGTTCCTATGGATACCTTCCCATTCTTAATATTTAATTCATCATTAAACGTACCACCGCCACTTGCACTACCTAACGTAAGTCTTGTTGTTGCATAGCTTGAGCCATCAAATTCGCCATAAATTCTACCCATGTTGAATGTTGAAGCATCTGCTGTACCTTCATTACCCCAAAACTCCATTGCAACTTTATGTGTTGCTGCTGTAGCAGGTGTATTTTGCAATCTTAAATAAGTTGTATCTGCTGCTTCTGTCCCACCAACAACAAGTCTTGCGTTTGGACTTGTAGTGCCAATACCAACTTGCTCTGAAGAATTTATTGTTATTGCTGTTGCATCAGCAGAAGATGTTATTCCTGCAACACCTAAAGTTCCGTCTATTAACTCGCTTGGTATTTTAGTGTTTGCCATATTATCCCTCTAGTTCTGTAATCCTTGCTTCTGCTGCTTCAAGTTTTGTTTTTAGTTCTTTGATTGCTTCAATAAAGTATGGTGTGAGTCTTGAATAGTCCATAGAATAGTATTGTGTGTTAAGTTCTTTGTTATCAATTTCTTCTTGAGTTGCTTCTGCATCTTCAACTAAATCTGGTAATTCTTTATCAACCTTGAGCATATCTTGTGCTATTACACCAAACTGCTTTCCATTACCTCTTAATTCTTTATCCTTCCAGTCAAAGGTGACACCATTCATAAGTGCAACTTTATCTAAAGCACTATCAATGTTAGTGATGTTTTCTTTTAGCCTTTCATCAGAATAAGTATGAAAACCACCATTAGCATAGGCAGCACTTCCAAAGTAAAAACCTGTTGATGCACCTGATTGCACATTATGGTGATAACTGGCGTTACCATGACCATGATAATAATATCCTTGACCATTTGCACTTCTAAATGGGTATTGATTGGTTGCAGGTGCTAATACATGAAGTGGATTACTTGGATCATCTTCTCCAATACCAACCCTGCCTGAGCTATTAATCCTCATAGCTTCAGCATTATTACCTGTACCAAATCTTAAATCCTTGTCAGAAGGATGGTATTGAATTGAACATTCAACATCATCATCTACATCTCCAAAAAGTATTTGCACATTTTGGTCTGCATCACATTTGAATTGTTGGAATACTCTATCGCCTGCTCTTTGTATTCTGAGCATTGAATCATCATTAAAAGCATCCCCTGAGTCTTGTCCAATGAGAACACGACCTACACTATCAATCCTCATGCGTTCTGTTTCATTAGTATCAAATCTTAGATATCTATTATTACCTGTGTGTCCAATTTGAACACCATTATCAGAAATACCAATATATGCAGTATATAAAGAAGATGCACCACCTCTAACATGGAATAGACCTGTACCTGAACTGCTAGGTTCAAAATCATTGTTGCCACCATCTACTGTCAAAAGTGCATTAGGTGAAGCACTTCCAATACCTACTCTATTATTTGTAGAATCTACTTTAAGTGTTGATGTATCAACTGTTAGATCACCTGCTACTT